TGATAGTAATTTTGACATAACAATATTGATCAGCTGCATTTTTTGGTTCTATTGTAGTGATCTTGTTATAATAAACTTTGTCTTTTTCTTTCTCAACTCTTTCAATTTTGTCTAATACTTCAATAGTCTTATTAACGGTATCTGATACCTCAACATTTTTTACAGGCACAACTAGACCAGATAGATCACCATTCTCACCATGATCATGGTCTGCTTTGGCACTTACTGTAAGTATCATTAATATTACTAAAAATTTATTCATTGTACCTTTAATTTCTTTAACGTATCATTAACTTCAAAAAGTTCATCTTCAAGTTGGTGTACTTTTGTTTCGTCTCTACCTTGATAATGATCCATTTGTTCTATAATTTGTTTCTTTTCTTCTCTTAATCTATTCACTGTAGGATTATCGCTCATATTTACCCTTATCATTAGAAACTAATTTACACTGTAGTTGTACATCTTCTATCATTGCATTCACTTCAGCGTCTCTTTCAGGAGTTTTAGGTTGATTGTATTTTGTATCATATAATCTATCACTCACTTTTTTTATTCCATCAATCTTTTTACAAAGATCACTTATTCTATGTATCATATTATTTACTCACCATTTCTACCCAACGACCATCTGGTAACTGACAAGTAGTACCAAAGACAACCGAACGGTTAACACCACCAACACCAATTAGTGGCCATTGACTTGTTATATCTACAGTGGCGTCATAATCTTTACACTTAAAAGGACCCTCTAGGTATGATTTAGTAACTTTTATAATACCTGAATTGCCTGTTTTTTTATTGTACCAATTTGTGTAAGATGAACCACTAGGACCATTATTTAAATGATCTACGAATACAGCATTGTGTACATCGTAATCTGAATTATACATAATTTCTGCACCAGCAAAGGCACCAACAACAGCACAACCGGCTATCATATATGGGTCTTGCACACCAAGGTTTATACATGCACCAGTGGTTGTGGTTGAACCTAACACAGCACCAACTTGCGATCTATTCGTGTTGGCACAATTTGTTAGGGTTAACCCGACTAAAATTATAAGTATAAGTCTCATCATTTATTGTTTCTTAGCAAATAACAATTTAATTTTGTTAATAGTATTACTTAACTGCTCTTTGCCCTCTGCCCAACTCTTAGCTTGGTATTCTTTTGTCTTTACAATTTCGTTAGACAAATGATTTGTAACTTTAGTTGCAACATCTTCACTTTTAGCCATTGTCATTGTCATTAAGACAGCAATGGTTAACATCATCATAGTTTTCATATTTTACGTCCCATAGTTTTGAAATCGGAAGAATCTACAACCTGATATGTTCCCTTATTGTAACCGATCCCTATTGTTTTACCAGCAGGCAATGTAACTTTTGGTAAACTACGTTTACGAGTACTGCCTGAAATATTATCACTTGTTGGTAGAGAGTTCATTTTCTGACCATTGATATCTAAAGTATAATCAGGCATAGTCTTTACACCGTTGATTAACTTTAGATTCACAGGTCTGTATCTCTCTCTAATTTTTTTCACTATTCTTCTTTGTTAATGTTAATTTCAAGTTCTTGTGACTCTAGTGATTTCTTCATTGCATAAGTCATACCGAAACCGATTTGATAAAAAGTATCTCTCGGATTGACAGTTCTATATGCATTTTCTAAAGCGTCAAAGTTAACACTAACGTTCTCATAATAATGAGGGTTAGACTTCTTCAACTCTTTATGTTCTACACAGAATTTAAGTCTGTTAGTAAAGTAGTCATTTTCTTGTTCATCTAGTGTTTCAAGTTTAGACAGTTTAACGTCTTTTACTTTTGCGTCTGCAAACTCTTTGTATAAGTTTTCTTTGTCGTATCTGAAAGTTGCACTCATATAGTATATCCTTTTGTTATGTTAATAGTCTTTATCCTACCACAGTTCTTCTTAAAAGTCAAGCCATTAAAAAGCGTGATAAACATTGACTTTCCTGCGTCTAGGACAGTCCCGGACGCCTTAAAATCAATGATTCGTACTCTATTCACCATGAAAATTGAACGATCCCATTGGTAAACCATTGTCTTTTTTGTATTCTTCACTATTCAAGTATTTGTCAACTGCTTCTATATCAGTTTCATACTCTTTGATCTTTTCATCAATCAAATCCATAGTGGTTGAATCAGTTCCTTCACCTAACGATACCTTAATCTCTTTTAGGTCGTTAAGTGGTCTGAATAAGTCGTGTATTGCCATATTATTTACCTCTCATTTCTTCAGCGTTAATATTAATCATTGTGTCAACCTCATCTGGTATGTACACTTCGTCTGCCATTGAGTTAACCTCAACGTCTCCGTTTTCTTCAGCATACTCATCATCTGTATATGATACTTTACCAACATACTCAATATCTCCTGATTCACTATAGTTAGCGTCAACCATATATGTTTCAACGCCGTCTTTTTGTTCAGTGATCTCATGGTTTATTTGAGAGTGGTCTATACCATTGTCGCCAAGTTTATTTTCAGCAGCTTCTTTATTATCTGCCAACACATCTTGCTCTATGCAAAGTGTGTAATAGGTCTTTTTTCTATAAAGATTTTTACCTAAATCTTCTTTCATTACCATTACATTTGTATCTATTGTCATTAGTGTTCTCCTTTTAATTATACTGGCGTTATTGGGTCTTTAAGTTTAGCCATTTGTTCAACTCTAGTATCTGATTCTAAAAAACCATCTACTGACCATTCTTCATCTTTAGCGTCCTCACTACTCATTAATAAAACTATGTAGTGTATTGCCTTTAATAAATCTTTTCTATTCTTACCATCTTTCTTACCATATCTACAAAGATATTTAATTGCATTAGCCTGGCAGAAATCTTTATCAATCTTTAATTGTCTTAACATATCTTGTACTTGAAAACCATCTTTAGTTGTACTATAGTGTTGGCCATAAGTTGAACTAATATAATCTCCTATTTCTTTTACTATCTTATCTTCACCGTATTTCATTAACTTGCTCTCCTATTTAAATTTTTATGATTAAATGATTCTGTAATCTCTGGTGCATAATCTTTTTTAAAGAATTGTCTGCCATTATATAATTGACCATAATCATTAAACAATGAATTATCACCTGTAGCAATCTCACCAAACGCTTCTTCATAAGTTGTATAGTAATCATTACCATGCATTATCTTAACTTTGGTACCACCAACAAAGTTGGTTGCTGATTCATCGTAATTTTTATCACAATATTTTTTAATCTTATCTTTAAACTTCATTAGTGTATTAACATGTTTCATAGATACGTTTCTAAAGATAGTTGAATATGAGAAGAAGAAATCTCCACCGTCATCACTATCTTGGTATTCTCTACCATAAACTAAATGAATTGTATTATTCTTGTTTAACATTAAGCTGCCTCCAACATACTCATTGATACTCTATAAATTCTACCGTTTAGGTCAACTAAACATTTTGTAGACATTATCTTTGTAACAACACCAAGAGTTTTTTTAGTCTTTTGTACTACGTTAACTTGCATACCAATTTTAAATTCTCTTTTGATCTTGTTTTGTACAATTGTATCAATCAACACTTTTGTATCTTGCAATTGAGTGATTGATAAATTATTTAAATCGTTTATTGTAATCATTATTGGATCTCCTGTGTTATCACTTCTTCAACATTATCTGAATCAATACCAACCATTGATAAGTTGTCTAATTTTAATATTTTCATTTTACAAGTATCAAAGTCTATTAAGTCTTCTTTTAGATTTTTGATAATTTGATCAACAGCATTTTCTACTGAAGTTTCAATGTATTGTTTTATTTTTGACATAGTGTTTTTCCTTTGTTAGTGTTTATATTATTAATCCTATCATAAAAAGATACGTTTGGCAACAAGTCTTTTGTAGTGTTTGTTTTTATTACCATCTTTTTTGTTTTCATATCATTATCCTATCATACTGACCAAGGAAGTCAAGCGTTATTTTTTTGTTGTGGGATAAGGGTTATTGGCGTAGAGTGTTCTGGTATTGTTCTATTTCCAGTTGGAAAGCACCCATTCTTGCGATGATTCGTGTGGATTAGGTTGGCCATGGAATACACATACCTTGGTATTAGGTCTTTTATCAAAGGTCATCTGCGATTTATCAATTCTTGGATTAACTCTATCGTACCATTTATATGAGAAAGACCACTCATCTGGCATTACCTTGATATATGATGTTTTCTTCATAAAATAACTTATTACATTTTGATCACCATGGTTTCTTAACATATTGTTTTCATCTTCTTTAAATGACTTCCATACGTAATCTGCTGTTTTGTTGTTGAATTTCATTATACTTGAATTGTATACAGTGCTATTAGGATTGAAATCATTAATAACACCAAAGGTATCATCATCACCAAATGTTGCTAGTTCATCTATGTTATCTAGTATCACTACATCTAAATCAAAGTATAAACAATTACCTTTCAAGTCAGCCTCTGGACTGAATAGTGTTAGTTTGTTCCACCACCCATCGTAATTCGTAAAAGGCAGTCTTCTAGTCTGGTAATTCGGTATCTGGTTATTCCTAAAATCAAATGTTTCGTGAGCAAAGTTCTGTGAAGGGTGATCGGTGTAAACTATAAAGTTAAATGGTATAGAAAGGTTTCTTTTTACCATATTATATAGTTTACTTACATAGTCAGGACTATACTTGTTTCCCCAATATACACAAACTACATTAACCACTATAATATCTTATTTTCATGTAAATGTTTTAAAAATTC